AGCCCCGTCGGGGCAGTCGGTGATCGGCAGTTCAGGAACGGTTGGTTGAGGCATCAGCAGCTCGACACATGGCGTGATACCTATTTAGAGCGCCTAGCGTCGTTTCTTTACCACAGCCTAGGCATGTCGCTCGCGGCCAGACCTTACCTGTGGTAATGGTAGAGAGATGTTGCTTCTGCTCCTCAGGCATAGCGATGCCAGCAGGGCGTCCGCCTCGGTTTGTGCCTCGCTCTTGGCGGGTGACAGCTGCCTTCTGCGCTCGCACCTGAATCTCAAGTGGATCAGCTGAGGCGTAGTAGCGAGCTTGACCTTCCTGTAGGTTGGCAAGCTGGATGGCGGTGCGCTTCTTGCCGGTGTTGGCCTTGGCGCGCTTGGCGACGTGTTCAGATTTCTGAGGTGGAGCAACCCAACCCTCTTCGCGGCGTTTGGCCCACATGCGCTTGGATGCTTCTGAGTTCTTGCGCTTGCTGTCTTCGGTGGTGGTCTTGACTTCCTCGACATTGGCATTTCCACCAATCATGAGGTTCATACATCCTACTTGAGCGAGCAGATCTTCATTAACAATCTCAGCCTCACGTTGAGCGAGACTTTCACGATCTGCGCAGTGCTCCAGGATCTCAGTTTTGTGTTGGGCTTTGCCGTACTTCTGGATAGAACGCCATAGATGGGTGCCACTTCCTTGATATCCATCGTTCAGGTCATCAGTGCTGTGAAGCCCAATGTACCACTTGTTAGTGATTAAACAGGTGGTTTTGTAGATGATGTGATATTTGCGGCGCTGTGCTCTGCGTTGGATAGCCATGTTTCTCTCTTGCTCAAAAGCAGATTGTAACACGCCAAATCAATGTGGCACTTTTATTCCAGGTTGCTCATCCAATGAGGAAACTTGCATTACCCTTTCCCACCAGTCCACCAAACTCGTAGGCAAGCAACTGCTCACGCAGCTCAGTCATGTCCTGGCGGGCCTCGCTGATCAGCAGTTCACCGTTGAGGTTGATCGGGCCGCTGGCACCTGGGGTGCCAGAGCTGTACTTGCTGCGGATCAGGCCCAGCATCTCCTTGGTCTCGGCAAGCGCCCAGTTCTGCAGGAACTGCTTGCAGTAGCGGTCAAGCAGAAGCTCCTGTTCGCTGCGCTCCAGCATGACCTCGAGAATGACCTTCTCACCGCGTGAGATGCGGCGCTCAATGAAGAGCTCGCGCCTCGCCTCGTCCCAGATGAAGGGCATGTCACCTGCGAAGAGGCGCTGGAACTCCTCTGAGAGGCTGTGTACCAGGTGAATTGACAGGATGTCGGTGTGGCCCGCTGAGTAGTACTGGTTGAGGAACGTCTGAAAGTAGATGTTGCTGTCCCAGGTCAGGCTGTTCGCCCCAAGGATGTTGAGGCGGTGAATCTTTCCGATGCTGACGATGTGGTCGGTCTGGTCTACCGCTGAGTTGAGGTAGTAGAGCTGCTGGTCCGCGATGAGTGGAAACAGCAGGTACGCCATCTTGTAGGCGCCGTCGCACAGCTGCCGGTAGGTGTCCAGCGCGTTGTCGATCGCGATGCTGAACTGCTCCTCCTTTAGCTCGACGCAGAGCACTGGCCAGCCGAGCTGGGACTTCAGAACCTCAACGAGGCGCAGGCGCTCGTCGTAGGACCCGTCGGTGCCAATGGAGATCTTGTCGGTAGATGGCGTTCCCTCCTGGTCGGTGTTGGCTTGAATCCAGGTGGTGCCGGTCCAGACGTTGAGGACCTTGTTGTCGGTGTTGTAGAAGAGCTGCCCAAGATATGGAGCGGGCAGCGGCAGCCCCTCGGCCTTGAGCGGCGTCGTGAAGGCCTGAATGAGCGGTGGCCCGTCGAACAGCGAGTTGGATGAGGTAGGGTAGATCCACTGCACCCCGTCCCAGTACAACCCGCGCTGCGACGTAAAGTCCCAGATGAAGTCGCCCAGCTCAGGGTTTGGCGGTGCACCGGTAACCCCCACCTGGTCCTTGATCGGAACCCAGATTCCGCCTGGAGTCAGAAACTGGAGGTTCTTAGGCGAGGCAGTGATCCACTGCCGCCCGTTGAAGACCTTCAGCCGCCTGTCGAGAGTGTAGAAGTAGGTCTGCCCTGTGGTGCCAGGGTTTACCGCTCCCGAGAGAATGGAGTCGGAGCGCGTCGAGATCCACTGGCTACCGGTCCAGTACTGAACGAGGTTGAGCCCGCGATCGTGGTAGACCATGCCAAGCGTCGGCTCGATGGGTGCCTCAGGCAGGGACGGGATGTTGCCGGTGTAGGAGGAGCTGCCGGTCTCAATGCGGCTTGCCTCAATGGGGTAGGACTGAATGCCGAACGGGTAGTACTGGAGGACGTTGGACGCGCCGTGGATCGTCGCGTAGTAGATGGCGTTCGGCTCGGTGTTGGTCACCGTGAGGCTGAACCCCAGCGCCGCTGTGGTGGTTGCAGTTGTAGTAGGAGCCAGCGGGACTCCCTGAATAACCGCTGCCTGCTGTTCAGGCGTTGGCGGCGCTGGCACCGCTGTTCCAGGCAGGGGCGTGCCCATGATTGACGAGTAGAAGCCAACGACGTGGGCGCCATCAGCCTGCTTGCCAAGAATGTCAGCAGGAGCCGCCCAATCGAGGCTAGCTGTGTACTGCTCACCGTCCTTTGGGTGGTTGTCCGGTCCAATCGGTAGCTTGCTGAGCAGAATAACCGCCCCATCGACAATCACGAATGTCGATGGATAGATCACGGTAAGCTGAAGCGTCGTCGGCGTGGGCCGAGTCAGCTGAAGAACAAACTTGCGTGATTCGATCCACAGCTCGTGGGTGGTCTTGGTATTGAAATCGGTCATGCGGCGATCCTGGTTGCAACCTGGACCTATTTATGACCCACCCCGTGGATAGTAAATAGCGGATGTACCGCTACGTCATCCACACCTTTAGACCAACCGAGACGATTGAGGCCGTTATGCGCCTCAAGGGGCGCCACAACCTAACCAAGGAGCAGCTGCGCCACCTGATGGTGGCGTTTGACGAGCTGAATGGAAAGGTCGTGCCCCGCGTCGGGATGACCTTCAAGATCCCGCTGCCGTTTGAAACGGTTGATGACTACGGCAGCGTGGTCTACCTTCCTGAACCGGCTATCCCGCTACCTGAGAGCGAAGGCGGGCTGATCGACTAGCGCGGGCCGTGGGCCACCAGCAGCGCGAACTCCTGCAGGATTCTCTGGCGCCGAGCGCTGAAGCGCTCGTACTGATCACCTTGTAGGACAGGCGGGTTTGGAGGAGTCACCAGCGCTGAGTACCAGACGACCGTCCAGACCATGCAGTTGGTGTCCACCTCCTGCACGTAGCTTCGAACGTCCTCTACTGGCCAACCCCCGTAGATCATGATGTCAGTGGAGATCTGTGCCTGAATGCAGCCTTCGTACAGCGCGACAGACACGTTGACCGGGGCACGCACCTGCTGTGCCTCGCAGGACCCCATCAAAAGAGCGGTAGCTAGCTGCAGACCACGAACAAGCGCGCGCATGAGCGGCCCTCCTAGGGGCCAGGTATCAGGTTAGAACGTGATGGACCAGCTTGGCGATGTTGTAGGCGTCGTCGACACCGCTGTGGTGCCTACCATCAAGCTGGAGACCAGCGGTCTTCAGCATGCCGGCCATGCCCATCTCCCGTCTCAGCTTGTGCTTCAGCGCGAAGAGCGTCTTGATGTTGACGTGCGCCCGCATGAACGCGAAGGGGTTCTGGGAGCGCGAGATGCCGTAGAGGTCCCCAAGGCTGGCGGGTCCGTCGCAGCCCAGCTTGATGCGGTCGTACTCGCCGCAGGAGAACCAGAGGTGGTCCTTGGTGATGCTGTAGTCATTGATGATGGCGTACAGCGTCTCACCGATGTCGCCGCCGGTGTTCACCTGCTCCTGCGTCCAACCGGTCAGCTGGGTGCAGAAGGGTGAGACCTGCGTGAAGCGCGGTTTGATGACGTAGCTGGACGGGTCGAGGATGCGCCCGCTTGGGATATCGAGCGCGCAGATGCCGATCTCGATGACCTCATTTGGGCGCTTGCCCTGTTCCTCGCGGGTCTCCCAGCAGGTGGCCTCGACATCAACGACAAAGACACGGTCAAGGTTAGCGCCCACGATTTTCTTCCAGGTAGTTGTTGATGGCCTCGCGCTCAGCGATGAGGGCGATGCGCTCGGCGTTGACGTCTCGCTGCGCCTGGTGAATGACGGCGTACGGGTCGCTGAGGTTGTTTAGCCGCGTGGCAAGCCATGGGGCGCGCTGCGCCATGACACCAGCGGTGCGCGCCAGAATGAAGAGACGCGCCTCGATGTACTCGAGACGATCAGAGAGGCTGGCGGGCATTTGGCCTCTCCAGATGGCTGTGTGATTGGTGGAAGGAAGCGGAGGGGCCCGTCGCACCAGCGACCGCGCCCGCCTCCACAGCGCTAACGCGTTCATGTCGCTCTAGAAACCGGTTCACGGGGCTTCACGAAGGTTGTTGTGCTCGAAGAGGTCATGGCGGTACTGGTCGAAGTCAATGAGCTTCCCGGTGCCGTCACGGTAGGCCCAGCGCCCGCTCATCGGGTTGCCGTTTGGGGTCAGCGTACCGTACTCGCGCTTGATGGTGCCGCCGCCCTGGACAACGTAGCCATCAACGTCTTCGTTGAGACCAGCCTTCTGTACTAAAGTGTAGTTCATGGTGCCATTATACACCATCTGGCAGAAATGTACAACCTGACTTAGGGGCGGTACAGGACGTAGCCGGCGTAGCCAGTTGAGAAGGTTACAGTGAACCCGGTGGCGGAGTATGCCACGGTGGAAGGAAGGATTGGCTTGAAGACCCCGCCTGGAGTGGTGAGATCAGGAATTGGCACATCGGCTGCGGTTACATAGACGTAGAAGCTGTGATGCACCAGGTACGGGCTGTTCAGCGTTGGAAAAGGTATTGGATCTCCGATTGGAAAGTTGACCGTCCATGTAGCGGCACCAGGTGTCTGAGCATGCCGGTAGGACTGTGCTGGTGACAGCATAGTGTAGTTCAACAGGTTCCAATTGAGACCGTCCCAGATCTTGAACACAGCGGTGTTCGGGTGGTACCACGCCTGTCCAATGAAAGGGGCGACTGGTTCCGTATCTGAGCTGAAGTTCTGCGCGAGGCGAGCCAGGTTCTGCTGGATAGCCTCACCCCAGCCGCTGTAGTTGCGCCCCACGAACTCAAGCGGGCGATCAGCTACGCTGGTAGCTGGTGGGACAATGATCGCGGGTTGGGTCGGGACCGCGATGTAGTAGGTGCTGGCGTTGGTGACGAACCCAACCATGACGTCACCGGGGTTGATGGGTAACTCGATGACCTCATTTACGCGAACGGTAGTTACGCTGACTCCGTCCCATGTTGCCGGATCAAGATCAGCTGCGTCAACTGGGGTGTAGACAGTGTAGCGACCCGTGTAGCTGGGGTTGTCTACAACTGAGAAGACCGTTGCTTCAATAAGGGTGTAGCCTGCTGGTACAGCTAAGGGAGACGAATAGAAGGGCTGCTCAGGCGGAGCAAGCGGATCAGTGTTGTCGTCTCGCTTGCGGTAGTACTTTTCTCTGAAGACAGAGGTCCAGTCACCAGTCAGGTTATCCGGATGGACACCAACGCCGATGGCGCCAGGAATGGCGCCACTGGTTGGCAGTACGTTGGTGATCGGAATGCGACGAGTCATGATGTACCTGAGGCTGTGCTCAGGTATTTATGCGGCGGTCAGGAGTGCTGGTGGTGCAGCCACTCCTGGACCTTGACGCGTTTGACCCGCTTGCGGTCCTCAAGCGCCAGCTCATCGATGTCAAGCGCGTTCAGCATGATGTCGATGGCGACCAGCACGTCACCAAGCTCACGCTCGAGCAGCTGGCGATTGGTGCTTCCCGCTGGAGGAGGCATAAACGGATCGAAGCTCTCATACCCATGGCGTTGGATCTTGCCGATGACCTGAAGCGTCTCGCCCATCTCCTCTAGCAGGAGGGACAGCCGCTCGATCTGGGCGAGCGACAGGTCGTTGGAAAAGCCGTTCATCAGGTCAGCTGGATGGAGCCGTTGACCGACGCCTGCAGGAGCTCCTTGCCGCCCTCGACCTCCATAGAGGCTGAAGCTGACGCGGTGCTGAACGCCATCGCTGCGGCTCGAACATTGCGGTTGCGGTGGCCGGTCCCGCTGCTCACGTTGGCGTTGATCAGCTTGAAGCTCGTGGCGCTAAAGGCGGTCGCGACCTCGAGGGCCTTTTCCTGGAAGGCGGCAATTGCCTCGAGCGTCAGCTTCTTCAGCACCCGCTTCGTCAGCGCCGGCGAGATGCTGAAGTCGATGTCAGCGACGCTCATCGACTTGATCTTGCCGGTGAGCTCGCTGATGGTCTTCGTGTCGGTGCCAGAAACGATGATGGACGAGCGACCTTGGTAGCCGCTGATGCCGCCCTTCTTGTCGTAGGCCGGCTGGACCGACATACCACCGGTCTCGACGCGCACCTGGCTGCCCTTGCGGCAGGCGCGAGCGATTTCGAGAGCCTCGGTGGTGAAGAGAACCAGGGCCTCCTGCACGATGGCGCTGGATGGACCAGCCTGCGTAGTTGAGAAGGTGATGCTGATCATGTCCTGCTCGACCTCACGGTCGGCCTGGGCCTGAAGCGAAATGACATTGTAGTTGAGGGGGTCGGCCACGATGGCTCCTTTCTAGGTGGTTAGTCGGCGCTCAGCGCCTTAGCGATAAGCCCGTGGTTGTCCTCGTGTGAAGGCGCCTTCCAGCCCTCGGGCTTGATGAGGTCAGGGAAGCCGAAGGGATTGGGCCGCCCTTCCTTGACGCCGGGCTCCTTGGCCATGTTGGCCTCGTGCACGCGGGCCCACGCCTCGTAGGCGTCGACGTTGAAGGCGTCGAGTGTTCCAATGGCGAAGACGATGCCGTCGATGAGAGCGTCGACGACGCCTTCAGCGTCGCCTTTCTCAAAGGCCTCACGGGCCTCGTTTACTTCCTCCTGGCACATGTCCAGACGGAACTTGAGGTACGCGCGTAGTTGCGCAGGGGTAAGGCGGTCGACTACCTCGTTGACGCCGAACTTGTCGTGCATCTCGGAGATGTCAAGGACCCAATCACCCTCTACAGAGAAGTCAAAGTCAGCAAAAGACATGGTCGCTCCTTGGTGGAGCGTAGAAGAATTGTAACTCAAGGCGCAGACTGATCAACCTGTTATCA